TTCTTGTCATTCTCGTCTTGAACAATGACAACCCAATCCTTATACCAAAATTCAACGCTGATTTTCTTGACATTCTCAATGGTGTAATCCGTCTTTGGTTGACCATAACCACGAGAAGCATTGGCAACCACCTTCTTATTCAAGAGTTTGCCATTCATTTTGTCAAGCAATTTCTTCTTCGCTGCCGCTTCAGCCTTGTTACGGGCGTCTTCGAAAGCACGGAAATCTCGTGTGAAATCGTATTCGGCTGGGTCTTCTGGAGATGGAGCCGTGTCCGCAGGAGCAGGCGCTGGCGCCGGTTCTTTTGGTGTTGGCGCCGATGTTGGTTGGGCTGGGGCTGGAACGGGTGCGGCCTGAGGCGGCTGTGGAGCCTGCTCAGTCACAAGCAATAAATCTCTCAATCGAATTCTGCTCATATTACTTCTTCGTTTCCTCGGAAATGTCTTTCACGACTTTTCCATACTTTTCGGCAGCCTTGATACCTCTTGGACTACCTTTCTTGTTCTTTGTAAACGCAAATGGTGTTGAATAACCAGCGACACCGCCCGTTGCACTCATTTCTTCTAAAGAAGGATTTAGTTCATCTCCAACTAATAACTGTAAACGACCCGGTGTTGTAGTAACATTCAACATCGCTGGCTTTCCATTAAACATACCAACAGCACAACAAAATCTATCCCCACGGGTTTTGAAATTGAATACACCATTTTCATCTGCTCCCATCGACCCAAAAATATCCCAATGGTTATTTGCAATTTTTTCTGCGGTTTTGTAATCTAATCCTCTTTGAAGTTTAACATCGCCACGATTGACAAACTTACCACGCATGTAAGTTTCTTCTTCTTCTTGAAGATTTACCGCTTTAGTTAGACCGGAATCTAACTCAAAACGAGTAGTCATTGCTTCTTTAACAATTGATTTGATTAGACTTTTAAGTTCCGACTTTTTCATTGGTTGTTCCTTCATCAGCCGCTACTTGCGACTTGATTTCCTTTAACAATTCATAGGAAAGTAGAACAACCATAACTTGATTGTCCTTCACAGTCTTAGACGGCTTGACTCTATCCAACTGTTTCACAACCTCGTTGATTTTGATACGAACTACATTGTTGTCCTTGACTTTCGCTACCAAGGAAGACAGTTGAACTTTGATGTCATCGATTCGTTCGTTCAAGAATGTTCCAAGAGAATTGGTATTCGCAATGTTGTTGATATACTCACGCAATACTGCTTTTTGACTTTCATCCAATGTCTTGTATTTCTTGTTCATTCCCTCAATTAACATCTTATACGACAACAAACGAATATCCTCGTTCTGTTGAGCATAAAAAGCCAAAACATCTTCGGTATCGACCGCCTTTGGTTTGTCAACAATCTGCTCAACGATGCAGGTTTTCGCTTGGAAAATTTCTCGGACATCAAACTTCAAGTCTTTGGATGAGGCATCTTCGAAGAGTTTGAATATAGAGGCCAGTGTCCTATAATTCTTGATGTTTGCTCTGAGAAAATCGTCGATGGGATATAACTCTTTAATTTCTTTGATTAAATCGTATTTTTCTTTAGCAAGTTTTGCGTTACTCAGCTTCTTCCGTTGTTCAATGATAACGGACAAAAATCTTTCAGCATGGGCGGTTTCCTTGACTTTTTCATTCAGCAAGAAGTTGTAAAGACGCCATTCCTTACCGAGTTCGGTGTTCTCACGGAAATACCTGAATAGCAAATCCTTAGCTTCCGAATCGTCTTTGCCGCCGATGATATCAGCGGTGATTTGACGAGTCAAAAGCTCAAACAAAATGCCCGTATTCTTAAACTTTGAGTGGCGCAGTGTTTTTGGCATATATTCAACTCTTCTTACTTAGATATAAATAGGGTTTTCAAGGTGGAAAATGTATTATTTCAGTTTATTGTTCGAGGATGTTACTTTCATCTAACAATGACTTACTACCTGTCGTTTCCGATTCTTTGATTAACTCTTTCTTCTCTTGTCTGGTTTTATCCAAGTATCCTTGTAACCCTTTAATCAACCCACTGCCTTTGATAGACTCTAAACTCAATGGAGAATTGTTCTTCCACACATGAGTAAGTTCTCGCCCGGGTCTTGTTTTTGCTTTATTTTCCTTATCTCCGAGCGGGTCTTCACCGAAAGAGTAATCGGATGCCTTCTTTTTACCCTTCTGAGATGGACGAACATAGTCTTCCGCATGTTCACCATGACCCTCTTCTACCGACGCTTCTTCAAGTGGTGGAAGTTCTCCGCCACCGCCCGGGCCTCCCGGCCCACCGGGGCCACCACCGAGGTCAGATGGAGGGCCGCCCGGCAAACCTAAATCCTCTGGCCCACCGCCGGGGCCACCGCCCATTGGGCCGCCTTCACCAGCATTAGGATTGATTTTCTTAAATGGTTTAGCTGGGTCGTTACCTTCTTCTTCAATCGACTTGAAACGCCACAACTGTTTGGAATCCTCAACCATTTGGTCAAGCAATTCTTCGAAGTCATCGTCACTGAGATTGAAGACATTCTTGTAAATCCATTGCTTTGAGAAAATCTTGTTTTCCATCATGTTCTTAGCCAACTCGGTCTTGTTACTCCAAACTTCAATCTTTTCTTTCTCGAAAATGGTTGATGGATTTGTGAGTTCAAGTTTGAAGCTGACCAAACTTTCATCACGATACCCTTGAGCATACAAGTGAACAATAGCGATTTGTTCCAAGGTGTTGATGATAGTTTTCTGAATTCGTTGAATGGTTCGAGCAAAACGAACATCTTCCGATGCCAAAGTGGCTTTACCAGAAAGTTCTTCTTCATAACCCAAAAATGCCTTTGGAATCTTGAGGGCCGCCATCAACTTGTTACGAAGATATTCGATATCATCAATGCCGGTAAATTCCATGCCGCTCAATGTATCAATAGCCGTTCCACTATCACTGCCACGAACAGGCAAATAGAAATCTTCAACCATGTTTTGAAGGTTGAAACGCAAATTGTAATCGCCGGTTTGTGGGTCGATGTAAGGCACTTTCTTCATCTTGGAAATAGCCTTTTCCATGAAGGTATCGACATCTTGTGGCGGAATGTTACCAACATCCAACTTGAAAATACGCTTTTCAGGAGCACGCATGATACGGTGAATCAACATAGCGTCTTCCATCAAAGAAAGTTGCTTCCAAACACGACGAGCACCTTCTACCATTGATTTACCGTAAGGAAGGAAATTGGAATCGGAGAGCAAACGAAAATGAGCACATTCAAAGAATTCCAATGTTTCCACCTGAGATGTATCGGTTGGCCGGATTTGGAACTTGACATAATTCTTGTTCAGCGGGTCGGTGTTTTCGAGTCGTTCCACATTGTAAGCAGAAATCGGTTCGATTTGATAGACGCCGTATTCAGGAGAAACATAGAGCTTCATGTAGAAGTCACCATATTTGCACATGTTTCGTGTCCACGACCATAGGTTATGGTCAATGTTCAAAACATCATAGAAAAGATTGTGAAGGATGTCACGAATGTTATCGTCTTCTGCGTTGACGACCAAAACGCTTTTCATTTCGTTTGCAGTCAAACATTCGTCTGCGTAAATATCCAATGCAGATGCGATAATCGGGTCCATATCCATCGTGTCATAATCACGAAACAAATCGATACGGGCAGCTTGATAAGCGAGGGAGAAATCTCTTGTGTAGGCGTTGTAGGAAGTAGAACGAACACGGTTGAAACGGTCACGCAGACTGTTTCGGTCGGTAGCATACATCAAGTCACTTGTGTCTTTGACCTTGAGTTTTTTGCCACCAACATTTCGAACGACGACGCCAGATGAAAACAATTTCTTCAAACGAGCGTATAATGAACGCTGTTTGACATCGATTTCATCGTTGATATTGCTATTTGATAGCGGTCTTAATGGGCTTTGTGTTGCCATAGGTTTCCTTTTCTTTCTGTAATGTGTATGTGTATTTGGTTAAAGTTTTTGACTATTAACCATGTATAAATATCTCCGATTTATCGTAACAACCAAGTTAAACTCTCAACATCATGTGGTTTGCCACCAGTCTTCATTTGCCATTGAGCTTGGCCACTTGATATGGTTCTAGCCGTATAGATTGGTGTTTGGTTGTTGTCTTGTTCAACATGGATTTTTCCTAACAATGCTTTTGACAACAAAATTCCTTCTTGACGCAATCTCAGGGCGGTGTCACGAATCCACAATCCGAATCCCAAGGCCATAACCAAATCGTCATTGTAATTCTCAGCCGCTTGAGCTTTACCATTTTCCCAAATGAATGTTTTCAGTTCGTTAATGAGACGGATGGAACGGATATCAACAGATTTCTCTCGGAAGTAATCGCAAATTTTGGAAACAATTAACGGTCGTGTAGCCGTAGAAGTTTCACATCCCGGCAACACCTTTTGTTCGGCCCGATAGTGTTTGTTTGTATATTGGTGATGAACATCAACAATTTTCAGGTCGTTGGAACTGTAAAATGTGTTTTTGTATCCTCGGTCAATGACTCTTTGCAAGGTAGAATATCCCAAACCACCAGTTCTTTCTACAATTAACAAAGCATCATTGTATTCAGTAGCCAGTGATACTAACATGTCACCAAACTCGCCGGGTGGCAATTGGTCTTGAAACTCCGCTACTTGGGTTAGTGTCTCAATGTCGATGACATGAGCCGCAGAATAATCGGAACTGTCGCCACGAGCCGTATCTGCGCAGACAAGATAAGTTTTCTCTGGTTTTGGCGGTTCGAATATCCAAAGTGTTTGGCCCCGTCTCAACTCAATTGGGTCTTTGACTCGTGTATCCTCATATTCCTTTAACAAAATCAAATCGACAACATTGACACCGGAAGTTAGAAAGTCACAATCACATTCCTGATTTGCCCCTCGTTCACCGAGTTGTTTGGTTTGTTCATCACGCCATCGTTGGTCACGCTCTGGGTGCAAATGCCAAGGCAGGCGTAGAGTCTTGAAATCGTTCTTTTTCTTTTCCGCGTCCACCCACATTCGGTGAAACCAATTACCAACACCGTTAGGCGTTGAAAGAATGATAGCTCGACCACCTGTTGACAAGGTGTTGTAAGCAGATGTCCAAATTTCTTCGGCAGAGTCAATGAAGGCTGCTTCGTCAAGAACCAAGAGACTCAATGCTTTTGAACGACCAGCATCACTTGAAGATGACGTAGCTTGAATACTTGAACCATTCTTGAGTCGTAATGACAACCGATTGTCTTCGATTGCAGGAACTTTCAACCACGATGGTAAATGGTCATTCGCAAACCTTACCTTGGTAATGATTTCCTTACTGACTTCTTGTTTGATAGAAATAATGAGGATGCTCTTGTCACTGTTGAATATCATCATCCAAAGAGCATAGGCAGCAACCAATGTGGTGATACCTAACTGACGAGATTTCAAAATGAGAAGGTATCGGTCATCATGAAACCGTTGAAGTGTGTTTTCTTGGAATGGGTAAAGGTCAAACGGAATCGTTCCACGGTGAGGATGTTGAATCTTGACATACTTACGCATGAAGTATATCGGGTCGGCCATACACCGTTTTGTCTCGTCACGAATGACATCTCTTAAATTGACTTTTGGTGCGGACATTTTAAGCGGCAACAGGAGGGTTGTTACTTTCGAATTTTGCGAGTTCTTCTTCGACCCGCTTGATTTCGGCGTCTGCCTTAACCAAATCTTCTTCCGCTTCCTTGATTAAAGGTTCAACTTCGGTACGGCCTCGCCATGTAACAATTTCCCCGTTGGAACAAACCATTTCAAGTTTGGCATCATCGTTCTTCAAATAGTTGATGGATTCAATGACATTCTTTCGGAATTCTCGAAGCAACGACAACCTATTTTTCATAAGTTTGTGGTCTTCATACGCCTGATATTTTCCAGTAACTTTGAGGGTCTGTTCTTCAATCTCAAGGCAAGAGAAACATTTTCCAGTTCTTGAAAACACTTTTTTGTCAACCTTGTCACCGAACAAATTGATATCCATGTTACAAACCGAACATCGTGGACGAACCAAATCGCGGATAGCATCCATTTGTTTGTTGACACGCACCACCGAATTTGGGCCTGTCTTTTTCCAAGTGACTCCCTTTCCATCTGTCCACTCGTCGCCAATCTTTCGGTATTGTTTGCTATCGGGGGTGAAACCAATTTGAATAAAGGGATTTTCTCCCTCTACAACCTTTTCTATATCTTCGATTTTCCAACGTCGTTTAGCCATAACTTATCCTTTGAGGTTAAATAGTTTGTCAAAAGTCCTAAGCATATTTATACTTTTACGCATAGGAAGCACTTCCAACCTGTGTTGTTTTGACCCCAGCCGAGTAAAACACCTTTCTACCCGCATCCGTTCCATATTCGAGGGTTATCGACCTTCTGGTTTTGTAGTCAGAAGTGCTGTAACGATTTGTCGGGTCGCTGGTTGTAACATAGATAGATTGTGAATCATGAGAAACATCAACAATGTATGAAAAGGCCAGTTCGCCATCATGACCAGTATCGCCACGAACCGCAACCAAGCGACTTTGACTAATCGCCGTTACACCCGGTCGTCGTTGCATATTTGGAATGTAAACACTGCCCGATTCAAGATTCAAAACACCGGTTTGAATGTCAATACTTTTTGAAACAATCAAACTGCCTGAAACGAAGAAATCATCTGTACCGGGAATGAAACCACCGCCGCCGGGGATGTATGGAATGAGTGAACTGCCTGATGGGTCAAAACTCTTCAATACTCGTAAGTCGGAATAGACAAGATTGTGATTGATGTCAAAGAGTTCGGATTTGATTTCAAAGCTTTCGTTCGCAACGGAAATACCCCAAGGAATTCTTGTAGAAAATACATCAGGTGAAAATCCATCATCACCATAAACTCGAAACGACACATTTTTGAGATAGGTTTGACAACGATATGGAACAATGACCAAAGTTCCATACAAGTCATTTGCTGGAGTGAAGAAAAAGTATTGGTTGTCAATTACTTTGTTGACACCATATTGATTTGCTTGAATCGTTCCAAGACGAATGCCATGCTTGTCGGTGTATGCCAATTCCTTTCTAGCATCTGCATTGGAACTCGTGAAATAGAATTCAATACCAGCATTGGTAACAAACTTATCCTTCAAAATTTCAGCATTGATTTGAAGAAGGTATTGAACATTGGCTTTCAACGCAATGAAGTTTGAATCGTAAGCCGAACCTGATGTAGCTAGAAACTCTGCTTCGTTGTAAGGAACATACACCGCACTTCTACTGAGTGGAACGGAGTCGTTCTTGGCCATCATGTAAGATGTTCCATCCAAATCATTGTAGTTTGAAGAACTGATGAAAACCGAGTTGATATATTTGTCTGGTGTGTGAACCAAACTCATGCTCAACGAACTTGTAAACCAATACCTACGAATATGGGTTGGGTTGTAAAAGATGCCGAGTCGTTCGTAGTATTTGTTTTGGGTCAGATTGTCGTTCAACAATTCATTGATGAATAACGGTTCGTCAGCAACAATTTGAAAGTCGGCATTGGACAACAAACTCTTCTTGTAAATTTTGTGTCGGGCCAGATAACCTGAAAATGTCCGAATGTTCCGATAGGTGATATCCGCATACGATTGACGAACAACCAATGTATTACCGCCAACCGTTGTTGTGAGATAGCTGGCCGTTGTTGTGATGTAATTGACGAACGGATAACTAAAATCAAATGTTCCAACAACGATGTTGGTGATGACACTGTTGTTTTTGGAATCTGTGTAGAAATATGGGTCGGCAATCTGAATCGTCTTATTATTGTAAACATTCTCAATAATAAAGGAAGCCGATTGATTGGTTGGTTGGATTTCGGTGGTGGAAAACGGTTTTTGTATTTTTTGAACGACAACATCCAAT